AATTATTTCGAAAAGTCGATAAAAATCTGTGTGATGCGTAAAAGTAATAAAGTCTTCAATAAATTCATATAAAGCATCTTTAAAATCTTCTGTGAAATTATAAAAAGAGAAATCCAAGTGCTGATGAATTAATGGTTCAAAGTTAAAATTTTTATTAAGTAACAAAGAAGGATCATCATTTAAATAATCCATAAATATTTCTATTTTTTGCTGATTATTCTCTTCATTTATAAACTCATTTTTAAAAAAATCTGTTTTAAAAAATTGTAATAAAAATTTTGTAGCTGAATATGCGTCACCAAAGAAATTTTTTGCTACTGAGACGTATATAATTACAAAATCATTTAAAAATGGAGTTAATTCAAGATCTTCATAATCGTATTGTCGATTAAACTTTAAATTGTTTTGAGTATCATATGAGTTATATATATTTCTTAAATCATTCGAACTATTTTTTAAATACCCATATCCACCAGCTGAAGCCAATGTACCATTTTCAGAAAAGCTTTTCGCTGTTAATTTTTGAAAAGTCGATTGTTTATGTAAGCGATTTTTCAATTTATTAATTTTACCTGACTTTTTTAACCAAACCAACTCGTTTGTAACATTGTCAGGTTTCGTTAATAAATCATTATAGGTAACACGACGTAAACTATCAATCATCATATTAGACATTTGATAAGTATGTTCAGTTTCATGTCTAATGGCTAAATATACACTCATTTTATTTCTTTTACTATTTGCATCATCAGAATTTACAAGAGACAACCAATCACTTGGATTTTTTCTATTTTTATAATAATGCGAGAAAAAATTAATAAAGACTGTAGATAAATTAATTGTTAAATTTAAAATAATCGTCTTATTAACTTCATCAAAACGACTTGATACAAATCCACCTTCAGTTTCTCCGCCTGCAGGAATTAACTCATCATCTTTCCAAAAATAACAAATATCATCAATAAAAAATCTTACTTGCAATTTGACGGGCTCGTCTGGATTTACTAATCCTAAAGGTATTAAATAATCACTAATATAACCAATATTCTTTTGACTGATCATTGTTAAAATATCAATATTAACAGTTTTATTTATTATTTCACTTATTACATCATTTTTAAAATTTTCATTTAAAGCCTGACGTATTTCTTCTTTCTTTAAATCTAAACGTGTATCATTTCGAAAAATAAAAACATTACTGCCTAAACTTTTAATAAACTTTTCGAAAACCAAAGGTAAAATATCAACAAAAATATTTTTATATATTTCATCTATTTTCGGTTTCGTAACAGAAAATGTAATTGAAGGATTAGGATTTTTATGACCCTCTGATAATATTAATTTAATAAACTGATTTAATATTTTATTCATATCTTTATTTGTCTTTTTATCTTTTAAATATTCACTAATCCTTAATATTATAAAATTTCAAATAAGATTCATATGCAGCTGGCCATAAATCTTTAATCATTTCAAAGACACCTGCCGCCAAAACTTTAATTTCATATTGCGCATCTTCATGCATTCTTTTTGAAATAAAACTCATCCAATTGTGTAAATTTGCTGTTGCCCAATATGATGTATAAAGATTTTGTGGTAAATACATTCTAGCTAATTCTCTACCTACACCTTTATCAATCAACTCATTATAAATAGATAATGATTTTTGACAATGTTCTTTTAAACTATCAATTGCATTTAAACCTGTTAAATCTAACACAGGATTATACTCTTCAGATAATGTTGCTTGACGATTTTTTTTATCCTGTGGTCGTAATGAATCAGGAATATAAAATTCAATTTGCTCAGCAGTATATCTTCTGCTTATTTCATTATAAGACTGAGTTCTATGTCGCATATGTTGCTTTGATACAAAAAGAGGAACTTTACAACGCACTGTTAAAATGTTATGTTCTAAAGTTGAAGTATGGCCTGATCTAATCAAGAAATCTAATAACTTCTTATCACGTTCATTTAACTCATTGGAGACTTTACCTGTTGACACTCGGGCAGCATTAACAATTGTTAAATCATCACCAACATGTTTAATATATTCAACAAATCCAATTTGATCAGAATATAATTCAATCTTTTTACTGTAATCTTGCATTTTTTCCTTCTTAATGTTTAAAATCAATCTTAGCTGAAATGTTTAACTTTAATTTGGGATTACCCAATTTATCACACATACCAATTGCCAAAGCGTCAACAGGATTCATAAACCAATCTGCTCGGCCCTTACTATGAATTGTTCGATCAAAAAAACCTTTTTCCTGATTACAATTTCGATCAACCTCAGCTAAAATCTTATTTTGTAATCTATCAGTTTCTTGCAAAGAACTACGCAATTCTTCAATTTTACCAAACTGCCCTGAACTGATATCATGCATCATCACTGTTGCATCTTCGTTACAATATCGGTAACCTTTTGTACCATATGTCATTAAAATTGCACCGCAGCTCATTGCTTTACCTTCAACAATAGTAGCCACAGGTAATGTTGCATTTTTAATAGCATCAATCATTCTACTCAAAGCATAAACATCACCACCATAACTATCAATTACCACTGGGATAATTGGTTGTCCTGTATTATGCGCTAAACCCATTTCTTTGATAAATTGATTTGCATTTTCTTCATCAAAATCATTAACGCAAATAATCACAGGATTAATCCTGAGTTCAACTTCTTTAATCTTTCTAGAAATACTTCTAATCAATTTCATCGATATTCTCCTTCATGACAATGCCATCAAATTCATATTCTTGTTGTATGTTAACTTCAAACCATGGGATACCCACATGATCAATTAAGCCATAATCAATAGCATCATCAACTTCAAAATACCAATCACACCCACCTTTATCTTTAATAAGTAACTCAAAATATCCATCATCTTTATTACAACTCCTATCTAATAACTGACACACCAACTTATGTAATCTTTCAACTTCACGACTATCAGGCTTAAACTCACCAGTTTTACCCCAACTTTCTTTACTTACATTATTCAACATAATTGAAGAATTTCGACACATAAATCGATATCCTTTTGTCCCTACACCAGCTAATATACCTGCGCTACCTAAAGCTTTACCAATCACGATGGTTGCAACAGGTATTTTGGCACTTTGAATAATATCGATCATAGATAATAAAGAATGCACATTACCACCATAACTATCAATCATAATAGGGATCACACCTTGTCCAGAATTATGCGCAATCATCATAGCCTCACGAAATTCAGCTGCTGTTTCTTCATCAATCGTCGTAATATTAATTATTACAGGCTCTTGACGTAATTCCATCACTCTAAAATTCGGAGAAATGTTATAAAGACAATTCATTTCTTTCTCTTTCATGTTAAATTATAAAATAAAAACTATTTTATACTTAAATTATAATCTACTTTATAACATTTTACTATTTTTTTTCTCATATTTACGACCCTTGTCGATTTCTCTCTTTCTCCCTCTCCTTACGTGCAATATTCTTGCGCCTCTCTTCTACCTCATCATGATACTTCTTCTTTAACGCATTCCTTCTAAACTTCTTAACTCTATTCCACTCAACAGGAAACTCATCACGTGTATTATCCTTATTCCGAATAAAATCTTTAACACCCTCCCACGCCGAATTATGCAACTCACGACCCTTACCATAACGATTCAAATTAACCCACTCAGCCACCTCCTTACGATACACAGCCGCCAAAGATCCTGGCGGCATATTATTCAAATCAGCCACATCGTCAATCTTCCCATCCGTCTTTTCATCCAACCACATAGATACAGTCTCACATAAAATATTATCATCAACACCATCAAATAACAACTGACTCAACTTTATCTCTTTCAATAACATTTTTATCTTCACCAATTTTTATCTTTCTTTTTAATATTTATAATTATTACAGAGATCTTACTAATAAAAGGATAACATATATGACTATAACACATCATAAATCCTATCAATATAATCAAAAAATAAACAACAAAATACAATTAAACATCTTTCGAAAAATTCTTCTTGAACAAGAACAAGACTTCAAACTAACAAGAACAAAGAGAATGATTAGTTTAAAGAGTCAATTTAAAAAAAAAGCAGCTAGAATAAACAGCTTAATTAGCAAAGATGAAAAAGCAATCGATGAAGAATCTCTTAATTATTTATTCAAAGATGTTTTTGAATTTTTAAATATAGAATATGAAAAAATATGTAGTATAGACACCGACGAACTTAGTACAAAATTTGAAGAAATAGAAACGAAAAATAGAAATGAAGTGATTAAATTAGCGTCAGATTTGTTTTGTATTTTAGATAAAAATGATCAAACAAGTTTCGATTCAAGTATATATAATTATTTAAAAAACAATCAAAGCAAAATAATAACATTATTTCATAATAATAAGTCAGTTCAAAAAGAATTTGATGAATTTAAAAAAAGTTTAAATTTTCGTGATTTTCAAAAGTATACAGAAGACGCAAGTATAGTAAATAAAATAAATGCACTCTTCGATTTTCAGAATATCGGTGATTTAAAAGATATCGTTAAAAAAACTTTGAATACTATAACAAATATAGATCCAGATAACAGTGGAAAAGAGCTGAGTAACTACAATCAATCCGAATTTAATGTATGTCTTTATATTGATCTTAGATTTAAAATATTTATAACAGCAGCTACATTTCGACTCGCAAATGATCTTAAATATTTTATTAAATACATGTATATAACAAACAAAATGGACGCATATACTGGCTATCTAAATAAAATTAAAGGCGCAGACAACTTTTATAAACTTTTAGAAATAATATCTTTTGAATTAAGCGCACGTAATATTAATAATTTTCAACAGCGGATTTTAGATATTAGAATTAAACAAATAAAAGTACAAGAGACAGATCCAGACGTATATGAAAATAGCGCCGACCCTAATAATGACGTTGTTACAGGTAAAAAATATTATACTGGTGAAGACGGAGTAACAGACAACCCAAACGATGCGAAACGGGACATAAGTAAATTTATTAATGATATAAATAAAGCAAATACTTCATTGCAAGATATTTTATTAACTTTGTATTTATTTCAAGAAAGTTATACTGCAATGTTAAAATTTTCTTGGAGAGATAATGACGAATCATTTAAAAGTGTCGCATATGGTCAAAAAACTTTTAACTTTATAAAAGAGCAAAAAGATTTTATCGATAAAATAAAAAAATTTGCAGATCAAAGTTTAAGTGTTGAAATTATAACAAACTCACCTTTAGCTACAAAAAAAATAAATAATAAAACAGTTTTTGATCTTGAAACAATAAAAAGTAAATTTAATGATAATAAAAACTTAAATACATTAATAAATCAAGACGGTAATTTAACACAAACAGGCAAAAATATCATTACATCTTTAGGCAATAATGGCGTTTTCTCTTCTTTTTTATATGAAGACGACACGTTTATAAAACAAGAAGAAGTTGCAGAAACTGTAGAAGAATCTGGCGAAGACACAGGCGACATTGCAGCTGACGATGGTAGTGAAACAGAAGAAGAGGGAGAGGAAGAAGAGAGCACACAATCAAATAATTCGGGTAAAGAAGATAAAGAAGATAATAAAGATGAAGAATCAGATAGTGATCAAGATCAAGATCAAGATCAAGAGCAAGAGCAAGGGGATTCAGAGGCAGTAACAACGACTACGAAATATTCTTTTTCGACAAAAGAAAGAGCAAAAACTTTTTCTGCTTCAGAAGAAGAAAAAAAATTATTATTTTTAACACCTCCAGAGATTAATAATTATACCAACTTCCAGTTTGCAATTCCTCAATTAACCAGTGGCGTGAAAGATTTAGCAGACATATTAATAAACAATAATACTGAAAAGTTAACAGATGCAAGTGCGATATGGAATAAAAGAGCAAATGACGTAAAAAGAACAGCTGAAAATGCTGATGACGTTGATTTTAAATTTGGGTTTTTTAAAGCTGGTGATCAAGAAGAAGCTGTCGGTAAATTTGTACAAAGTTTATTTAATGATGATGAGATTATTAAAAGATTAATGCCCGGTTTAAAAGATAATGATGACGCCTTAACTGCATTTAAAGAAAGATTAAAAGATACAAATAAAATCGGGTATTATTTATCAAAATTTTTTCCTGACACAAATCAGTTAAAAACAACAGAATGTATTACAATTAATTATAAATTGATTCGTTATATATACGCAAACGCTCTTAAATATGTATTAGACCAACCCCAATTCAGTGATCTTTCAAAATCAATTAAGATTAACGAACAACCTATTTTTACAAATACAGAAGCAAAAGAAACAAATGAAAGTTTAATTAGAATTGATAATTTGCAAAAGAATAATGCATTTTATCATTTATTAAAGAATAATAGATTTCAGCTAAAAAACGTGTTATTTGAAAACAATTCGAATCTTATTAATTATATTAATAATTTTCAACGTCTTTTAAATGAGGCACCTGAAGAATTAGATGATATAATATCAGATGGTTCGGGCCAAGGTGAAGTGTATACAGATGAATCTCAATCAGCGCCTAAACCAGAACCTAAACCAGAACCTAAATCAGAACCTAAACCAGAACCTAAACCAGAACCTAAACCAGAACCTAAACCCGCTGAAACTAAACAGGCACCCAAACCCACCGAAGAACCTAAACCAGAACCTAAACCAGAATCTAAACCAACGTCTGCTGATGCGGTGTGTAAAGCTGTTGAGCAAGAAGAAAATATTACAGTGATTGTGGCTGAGGGTATCGATTTCTTTTCAAAAGCAGTTGCGAATGAAAGCAATTTTGGAAACTTTTATAATTGGATTTTTACACAATATGGTAAAAAGTCAAAAGAAATTCCCGCAGAAAGACAATATTTATCAGATATCGATATTAAATTCAAAGACGAATTTTTTAAAAAATGGGAACAACATGTGCAACCTGAATATGATGGTATGTTTTTATTTCAACAATATACACGATATCGTCAACAAATGTTAAGTCAGGATATCAGAGGAGGAGCGATTACTGAAGAAGAAAAAGCAAGTTACAAGAAATATCATGAAACTTATGGAAAAATTTATGATGAAATCAATAGAATATTTTATAACATTGTAAAAGGTCTTTTTGATAGACATATTTACGATAGACAAAATAAAATCTTCACAGATTTCTTCTCTGACTTTTATAATCTCAGAGGCAAATTTTTATCCCAACCTGAATTTCAAGATACCATTATCGCAATCTTTGAAAGTTATATGAATGATACCAAAACAGATAAAACAAATGATTCAGTCAATTCACAAACTGTCGATAAATTCTTTATTGATAGATTACTGGGCTTTAAAGAATTTAACGAATTAAGTAAAGAAATCAAAGAAAAACTATTAAAGAAATTAATATCAATTGACTATGATAAATTACACGAATTGAAAAAACCAAACTTTATAAAATATTTTAATTTTTTAAAAGAAGAATTTTTGTCATATTATATAAAATCTTTATTTAAAGAATTAAATAAAGATGTTAATTCAAATGAAATCGAAGATCTACAAAACCTAGAAGTTGAAAAATTAAAAACAAAACAAAAAGAAATTTGTGCACAAATTATTGAAGAAATAGACGAACAAGAAAAAGAAAAACTACATGTGAATATAGAAAGTATATTAATACAAATCCAAAATATAAAACAAAGATACATACTTTTCAAAAGTCTAGATGAAAAAATCGAGAATAAATTAAATATTATTTCTGAATTCATTCAAAGATTAGATTATCTGCTCTAGTTCACAGTAATTCACCCCAACCCCAATTTTGTCCTGACATACCGTCAGCGTTATAATCTGTGACAACACCTTCGAAAAAGTTTTTAAAGCTATCTCCATTAATAATCCAGTCAAGCCATGTCAAAGGATTATTTTTAATTGCAAATACAGGTTTTAAGCCTAACTGAATTAAACGACGATCAGCAATATATCTAATGTATTGTTTAACCTCAGTCGAGGACAATCCTTGTGTTTCACCCATTTCGTAGGCTAAATCGATAACTTTATCTTCTAAATCAACAGCGTTGGTGAACATTTTGTAGATATCGGATTTTAGTTCATCATTGACAACTCGTGGGTTTTCTTTGACATATTCCCTGAAGAGTTGTGTCATGCCTTGTACGTGCATGGTTTCATCACGAATACTCCATTCCACAATCTCACACATACCGCGCATTTTACCGTAGCGTTGATAATTAAGGAGCATGACAAAAGCGCTGAAGAGTGACATACCTTCGTTGCAGGCTGATTGGGCCAGGGCGCAGGCAAGACCTTTTTTGGTTGAGACATCGGCTTTTTGCATAAATTCAATTTTTTCTTTTAATTGATGATATGATAGAAAAGCTGAATACTCTTCTTCTGGTAAACCCAGCGTATCATTTAGAAGGGCGTAGCTACGTTGATGGGTACCTTCACGGTTTGCGAAAGAAAGTAGCATAGAGCGTATCTCGTTATTCTTGAATTTAGGGATAAAGAGATCGCAGTAATTGCCACCGACGGCAACGTCAGATTGGGTGAAGAGACGCAAAATTTGCGTGATATGATTTTTTTCAGATTGGGAAATTTTGCCGCTCTTCCATTGATTGACATCTTCTTGTAATTTGGCTTCCCAACTACCCCAATGAATTTTTTCGTGTGATTCAGCCATTTCCATGGCCCAGGGATATTGAAAAGGCTTGTAAGTAATATTACTTTCAGTTAAACTCATTTTTTATTCTCTTGTCGATATGTTAAAGAACTTATTATAATAATTATAAAATTTATAAGTCGACAATACAAAAATATATATTATTCTTGTCCGCTAAATGTTAATATAACTCTTCCTCTGAATATATCCCAAAAGTCTTTTACACATTGACATAATAATTTTTCAAAATTTATTGAGATTAATTTATTGATAAATGCACTGTCATTTTTATATTTTGGCGCCAAACATCTTTTAACAATATCATATGGATTGCTGGAACCGATTAAATCAGAATTGGTAGGATTTGTACTTATTATTGTGCATGTATCAGGATCTAACCAACCAAGTGCCATTATAATTTGATTAAAAATTACGTCGGTTGCTTGACTTACTGCTTGCGCTTTACCTTCAAAAACACCTGCAGCTAAAGCATTAGTGCCATCTGATGTCGTAATTCTTTTTATTTTTTGATATATTTCGTCAAATGAAAATGAAATATCTTCAAAACTAGCAGAATCTACAATTTGATGTAACATATTAAAAGGTGTGGGTGGATCTGTATCTGTTTCTGTGTGTGAGCCTAAATATATTAATACTCCGTTTGCGTCATCTGCTGCTAAATCTGTTGATTGTCGTAAAGTGTTAAACAACTTTTGAACTGATGGGTTGTAGATATCTAATGCTTCGGATAAAATTGAAATAATCTCTTCTATATTATCTGTAATATCGATAAATCTATCAAAACGATTAATTATTTGTTTATCAACCAAAATAGCTTTTGTTGCAAGATTTGAAGGAAACATAAATGTATGAATATTACAACCTTGATAATTTTTTAATCTCCAATCAAGTTGCTTTGAAAATTTTTCATTAGGAATATTAGTCATTGTGCGATTGCGTTCATGAGGTTGAATATCGTATTTTTGATTTATATCTCCACCTACATAATGAATGCCTCCGTATGAATGAGCCATTTCCTGTATAACTTTTTTAATTAAATTTTTTAATTTATTTTCATTCAATAACAATTTAAACTCTTTTTGATTCTAAATATAATTATAGTGGTTCCATACTAAATGTCAATATAACTCTTCCTCTAAAAATATTCCAAAATTTTTCAATAAGTCTAATTAATGTTTCCACAAAACCTAAAGATACCATCTTTTTAATTAAATTTCTGTCATTTTTATATTTTGGCGCCAAACATCTTTTTGTAATATCATATGGATTACTGGAGCCTAAAGAGTCAGGATTTGTTTCATTTTTACTCATAATATGACCTCTTTTAGACTCGCCTGTTGTTTTATCAATTATTTCTTTCCCGTATTTATTAAGTCGAATATCAGGATTTAACCACCCGGCTGATTGAAAGATTAAATTATACGATGATTGCTGCATACGTGATCGAGACTGAGCACGACCTTCAAAAAATCCATAATCATCAAAACCATTTGTTCCATCAAATGCTGTACATTGACTTAATATGTCAGTCAGTTGAAAAAAATCCTCATCCTCATTAAATATACCTGTTTCAGCAAGTTGATGCATTATGTTATAAGGTGTAGGTGGATCAGCCATATCATTTGTATGTGCTCCGAAATATATCAACACTCCATTTTTTTCATCACTAACTAGTTGATTTGATTCTTGCAATACGTTAAAAAGTTTTTGAACTGTTGGGTCATTTACATCAAATTCTTGTGAAAGTTCATGAATAATGTCATCAACACGATCAGTAATATCCATTACTCTATCAATACCTTGATCTGTGGCTGTAATAATATCTGAAATTGTGCTGGATTCTAACGGTGATTGATCTGTACCTGCGTCAATATGATTCAGAATAAATCGATGCATATCAAAATTTGAAGGAAACATGCATGAATGAATAGTGCAACCTGGGTAATTACCTAATATCCACTTTAACTTCTGCTCAAACTTTTCAGGTGCATTAGATGGAAAACGATTTCTTCTTATCTTTCCAGACTCAGCTGCCGTAATATCCATTTCAGGATTCAGAATACCACTTACAGGATGAATACCACCATGTTTTAAAGCCATTTCATTAATAACTTGTCGAATTAAACCCTTTAATTTATTTTCATTTATTAACAATTTAAACACCTTTTTTATAAATATATATATTAACATTGACAGTTTGTTAAACGCTTTTTGATTCTCTCACATTTTTATTAATAATATTAATTATAAAATCTTAATTGATCTCTTGCAAAGTTTAAATTTAAACTCTTTTTTTATAAATATACACGTATGTTATATTCACTTATTTCTAATCACATGATACCATAAAGGTAAATAAGAATAACCATCTGATGCGACTGCAGCTTCGAAAGTTTGTTTTTTATAGTAAGTTGCTTTTCCTGCTGAATTATAACCGTATCCTCCCATAAAAGTTTGAACCCAAACACCTGCAGGATCATTCACCCAATAACCATCAGCATCATAACCTACTACTACTACCACATGTCCAGCCCTAGTGAAATAACCATGAATAATTACAGGTTGACCTTTATCTAACTCTTGTTTTAAACCCGATAACGTTCCATTCGTAATCGGTATAATTTTTTTACTGAGACCATCTCGAGAGGAAAGCGTATTAAAAACGTCAGCTAAACCTGCTGGACTTTGAGTGTAGTTTTTACCATAAACTGCTGTAATATTATCAGGTTTGCCTGACCAGCCATAATTTTTTAATACCATAGCGATTGAGGTATTTTGACAAGTTGCACTAGGATAATATAAATTATTGTATTGATAAAAATAAGGTACGTCTAAAAAAGAATTATTAATAGACAAAGTCGAATTGCTTTCTTCAGGATAGTCAATTTCTTTACTAATATCATCTTTGTAGATTTGAAACCAGTTTGAATGTCTAGCTATTTCGAGACCGTTAGAATCGTAAGCAATTGCCTTAATTAAACGTCGACCTAAAGTATTAAATTGATATGAAATTGCAAAATTTTCATCAATGTTATAAATAGTACCTAATTTCCAATTGTCAGCAAAGTATTCCACGCTTACTAAATTAGTTAAAGAGTGCTCAACATAAATTTGACAAGGATTTTTGCAATGTAAATTTGAAGATAGTTTAAAATATCTATTCTCAATACTAGATTTTTCTAGATTAGGATCGTCAAATGTATAATTAACATCATCATAAGCAATATCGGAACAATTACTTAAAAAAAAGATGAAATTTAAAATTAATAATATTTTTTTCATGGTTTAAACCTTTTTTAAATGTTTGTTTTATTTATTGTGCGACATTCAACTTCATAATCAAAATCGTTTGAATATTCAATATTTTTTTTAATTTCATGACTAAAATGTTCAGGTGGATTAAAGACCTGAAAAGGTGGTCGTTCTGTTTTTTATAAATATATAAATATATATATTAACCTTGACAACTTAAACATTCAGTGTCTTTAAAATCCTTTAATTTATCACTCCTGACTTTTTCACTGACATTTTCAGCTTTTGCCCCTGCATTCGTGCGAAGATAATATAGACCTTTTAATTTATTCTTCCACGCTCTTAAATGCACAGCATTCACAATCGCTTTGTCTGTACCTGCTGGGAAGAATAAATTAACACTCTGCCCTTGACAAATAAATTCCTGTCGATCAGCAGCATGATCAATTAACCATCTCTGATCAATTTCAAAAGCTGTTTTAAAGACATTCTTTTCCCATGCATTTAAACACTCTAAATGTTGAACTGATCCGTCATTGGTAATAACTGAAGTCCATATGTCATTTAACCAACTTTCACGATCATCAGCATTTTGTTGTAAAGCTTTTTCATTTAATAAATGTTCCAAATAACGATTCTTTACTAAATGAGCGCCAGCTCGTGTTCGATGTGTATAAGCATTGCTTTTATAAGGTTCTATTGAGGGTGATGTACCTGCGATAATTGAACTGTTAGCATTGGGTGCAATTGCCAATAAATGAGCATTTCTAACGCCGTAACCTGATGCGTCAGGTGCTTCACCTCTTATGACTGCAAGTTCTTGTGTTTGTTTAGTTGCTCGTTCTTTAATTAGACTGAATATTTTCATGTTTTGGGCTTTAGCTAAAGCACTTTCCCAGGGAATATTTTTAGATTGCAAATATGCATGAAAGCCCATAGCGCCTAAGCCTAAGGAACGTTCTTGAATTGCACTAAAACGTGCTTTACGTAAACCGTGATCAGTTGCATGATCAATGAAGTATTGAAGTACGTTATCCAGAAATGTGATGCAATCTTCAACGATTGTTGTGTTTTTCCATTCTTCGAATTTTTCAAGATTGAGAGAAGAGAGACAGCAAACTGCGCTTCGATCTTTGTTAGTTGTGAGATGAATCTCGTTGCAATTATGAATTAACACATTATTTGCAAAGAAATTTTGATTATTTTCTACTTTAATATCATATACAGCTTGTGTATTTTCAATTTTCTTTATTTTAATTGCCATTTTTTAATCCTTTAATCTCATGGGCTGTTAACCAATCTTTTCTATCAATGTCTTTCTCAAAACATTGTCTTCTTTGTTGTGTATGTATGTTAATATACCAATGCTTTCCCTTTGTTGAATTGGATAGTCTTGATATATGTTCTTGAGTTATGATATATTTGAAATCATTATCGTTTAGAGAATATATTTCTTTCATAGCGTTTTTAAAACCTTTTAAACCTGAACCGTATTCTCTAAATCTAAATTTAGAATATGACTTAGGAAAATCATATTCTTCGCTACTAAACATTTGCCATTTTCGAACAGGCATATGATTTGTCTTGAGAAAATAATCATATGCTTTTTCTAAAATTTCAATATCCTTTACGCCTGAATATGTCGGATTTCTCTCTCCTGACATTCTTTCACTTTTTGTTTTCTTCCATCTTTCCAGTTTAGCATCAGGAACAATCCATCCTCCATCACCCCCTATTGTTTCATTTAGACCATTTTCAAAGGTGTCAAAATTTTTTATCATTTCGATTTCTTTTTCTTTCGCTTCTTCTTTACTTTTACATTCATGCAAAATAGAACTTTCAATATCAGATACTCCATATTTTTTTATGGCTCTATAAAACTTTGATTCAAAACCTGCTTTACAATTTAATATATGTTTATGCAATCTTTTTTCAATAGTTAATGATGTATAGCCAATATATGATTTATTTGTTGATTTAAAAGTATGAATATAAATAATAAATTTTTCACTCATTCGTTTTCCTTTTTTTTATATAGGATTATGACTGAGTGAATTTCATTATTTTATTAACAATTCATCTTGTTCGGTAAGGTCTTTGGCCATCACGTAGCCTCTGTTTTTTGTAAAGATCAAATGCTCAGGTGTACAAATTAATTTAAATCCTGTTTCATCATCCTCAATTTCCAACAATTCAGCACTTTCTGACATCAATTGACCTTCTAACACTTTTTGAAATTCATTTACTTTCTTATCAATATTATATGATAATACATAAATGTCTTTGTTTTCTTCAAACTCTGCAATAACGTCTTTAATATTCATTTCTTTGATTTGATTATCAATCATAACTGTTAATAAAGAATCACCAGTTATACACAAATTGCTACCATGTATCTTTAAACCTTTTTCTTGTTGATATTGTGGCAATTTTCTATTCGCCTCATCAATAAAATTTAAATAAGGTTCACCCGTACGAAAACGAACTTCTAGAATTCTTTGCCACAAATCTCTGGCCCCAATTGTATCACGTACACCTTTTGTTTTTGGATCAATTAATTGCCAATCTCGATCATCAATTACAGCTTGCATAAAATCATCTGTAATATTAATAGCGTTATTTAAATTAAAACATTTACGATGACTATCACCGCCTGTTGGAACACGAATGTTTAAAAATTCAACAACGTCTGGGTGTGAAATATCAATGTATGCAGCGTAACTGCCTTTTCGTGTTTTCCCTTGACGATAAGCTGTCATATCAGCGTCAACAGTTTTTAGGAAAGGGATAGGCCCGGGTGAAATTTCACTATTTGCTCTCACAGCAGACCAATGTCCTCCGACTCCACCGCCTTTGACTGACATCCAACGTAATTCGTTGCTGTGATCCATTAATCCTTCAAGACTATCATCGACATAGCTTAAAAAACAGCTGATGGGTAAGCCTTTGGAATTTTGACCGTCAGCTGTTTTGGCGTTAGATAAAATAGGTGAAGAAAACATGAACCAGTTTTTTGCAGCATATTCGTAAATTCTTTGAGCTAATTGCAAATCGTTTTGACAAAAAGCTAAAGCTGCTCGAGCGTAGCTCATTTGAGGGGTTGTTTCACCTTCTAACATATAATAATCTTTGAGTAATGAATATGCTTGTTCATTGAGATTACTATCGTATTGTGCATCAATTTCTATACCTTGATAATTCATAAAAACTTTTAAACCTTATAAAAAATTTATTTCAAATCAGAACTTCCTACTTGTCCATTCTGACGTCGAGACGATTTGGTAATTTCTAAATATTCGTCTTCAGTGATAACCTGAAAATCGTTATCACATTTTACGACAACGACTTGAAATGGTAATTTATCACCTTGACTGATAATATATGAAAGATCTGAAACGTTAACAGCGTTGACGAAGATTTCTCCTGTGTAGCCTGGATCAATCACACCTGCTCGAACTTTTAGAGGTGTTTTTGTAACAGAACCTCTTTCCAAAATTAAACCAGCATGTGAATGAGGTAAAGCAATATGCAAACCTGTTGCAATTGTCGCCCCCTTTTGACCCTGTTGAGTTGTAGCTGGATCAATTTGCGTCATTTGTGTCGCATATAAATCCAAACCAACACTTTCACCTGAATATGCAGGTACATAACTCTCAATATTTTTATGTTGTAAAATTTCTCTCAAATGTGAATTTGGGTAAACTTTAATCATTATTCTTCTTCCTTGTTCTGAATTTCATTCCACTTTTTCTTTAACTGTTCTTTTAGATCAAGTTTGTCTTGTTGTATAATTTCATTAAGTGTTAATTCAGTTTCATCTAAAATTTCAAATTTAGATCGGGCTGTATCAATATTAATAGGAAATAATATACCGTCTTTGCCTGCTCGATTCTTGGCCACAAATAATCGCGCTTTTCCTGTTGCTTTTTCTGTTGGTTTACGACTTAACGACAACACAATATCAGCAACCATAGCTTTACCATACGCTTCAGACATGTTCTCAAGACCAACAACATCTGAATTGGATGCATCACGATTTGCTTGAGATGCTGTCCAGACAGGTATGCCTAAATCCATTGCTAAATTACGCAATTCTTCATACACTAACTTTAATTCATGACGTAAGCTTTCCATTTTACGACTTGAACGCATCACGTCAGCATAATCAACAATAATTAAATTGGGTACAAACCCTTTTAATGAAAGTTTTTCAATATGTGATCGTAAAGTATTAACAGTTGCGGTACCTGTTGGATATTCTTTAATAACCAAACGACCTAAATCCATTTCTTTATACTTGTCAATTACTTCTTGTTTACGTTCCAAGACTTCGTTTGAAGGAATATGACATAAATTTGAATCATATCGTAAACCGACGTCAGTTTCAGTTAATTCAAAAGTATAATGAATGACATTTTTGCCAAATCTCATTGCATTGGCACCCATTGCAACAAGAAAATGTGATTTACCAACGCCAGTAGGTGCAGCCAAAACACCAATTTCACCACGACCTAAACCGCCACGCAATAAATCTTTATCATCTAGACGTTTTAAACCTGTTGGAATAGCCTGACGATTAACTTTGATAAAACGGGCTTCCATATCTTCAAAGAAATCATGACCTTGAGATGAGGGTAAGCCTGAGGCGATGGCATCTTTCATAATTGATAAGACACTATCATAATTTTCTGTTTGAATGAGTTGCACTGACTTTTCAAGGGCTTCTTTAAAGACTTGTCTTTTACAGAATTCCAATGATTTTTCTTTGACATATTCAATATCACCCAAATCAGGATTGGTTTTCATACGTGTTAGATATTCAATAATTTGATCACGTAAAACAGTGTCTGAATTTGTTTGAAATTGTTCTTTTACAATGGTAATTAACAATTGTAATGTAGGAAATGATTTATATTTGCCGAAATATTTGAAATATGATTCACATAAAAAGGCCAAATACTTGACATCGAAATAAGACGGATCCATAACTTCAATCATTTGAGCTGCCCAAGTTCGATCACTTAACATGCTCTGAAAAACTTTTTCCTGAAATGATTTTCCGTACTTTGAAAAAGTCTTTTCAAAATTATTCATAAAATATCCTTGCTTTATTTGTCACAACAAAAGAAAAGAGTGTTGGTATTATTTAGTTTGTAGTAATAGCTAAATAATATTAAAAAAGAAAAACCTTTACAAACCTTAAAATAAAATTTTAAGACATTAATAAAGTGTTTTGTACCATCATCCCAAAATAATCCACATCAATATTATTCAATCCTTGATTGCTCAAGAACTTCTTCACCTCTAACTTAGGTGACATCTTCCTAACCATATTATGTTGATATGTTAACTGCTGAATCTGCGTCGCCGATAATTGTGGGAACTCCAAAGTCATCAATTGCCAATTTAAACGAGCCTCATCCAAAGGATAATCTGCAATCATGCCACATCTCTTTGAATTCTTATACAACTTTCGACAAATCTCACGTGATTCCTTAGCTTCCTCCACAACTTCTTCCAATGTCACAGGATCATCACCAGACAACTTGGGCACATATTTAACTAGATACTTATAACTAATACCCGGAATACCTCTAATATTATCAGATGTATCACCGATAAAACTTCTAGCTACACACATGTTATGCGGAGGCACCCCAAACATCAACTTAACCTCAGCTGCGTCATACAGATTATGATGCTTCCGCGGCGCCCACACTCTTGTCTTATCATCCACCAACTGAAAATAATCATGATCTGTACTCACAATTATCTTAACATTATCCTTCTCTTTCCAACGACACAAATACCCTATCACATCATCGGCCTCACAATCCTCCACATATATCTGCCCAATCTTCAACATTGGCAACAACTCCACCAATGTCTTTAACTGCCAATCCCAATTATCACGCTCATTTGGTGCCTGACTCTCATATTCTGAATAAGGTCTATTCAAACTCAAAGGCTTTCTACCTGACTTATACTCAGGATATAACGCCCGACGTCTTAAACTACCTCCACCTTCCCACACCACAGTCACACGATCAGGCTTATACTTCTCAACACCACGATATATCGTCCCCAAAAATCCAGATATCGCCCCACACGGTTCATTATACAAAGACATCTTCGGATTTGTCGAAAAATGTCTAATAAAATTATTCAATCCATCAATTAATAACTCTGTATGCATCAATCTTCCCCTATTCCATACTCATTCTCCACCAAAGACATCGCTGCTGCCTCATTCTCTATATATGAATCAGGATCAATATCTTCAACCATCACATCAGTCGAACTCTTTGTATAAGCACGATCAATAGCTGCGTCAACATACTCTTTATACAAAGGATCTACCATAATCTTGTCAAAATCCGCCTTATAAAACTTCTTCTCAATCTCCATAGCACCACTCATCGTCGTCACCACCAAACTCTTCCACGCTCCTGCCCCATCAATACACACCTTCTTACCATTGTACTCAAACTCACCTAACTTACGTAAATTATCAAAAATCTCCTCATGCTCAAAAATACCTTTGCCAAACAAAATCTGAAAATCAGCTTTTCTGAATGGCGCTGAAACCTTATTTTTGATTATTTTAGCTGATACATTTATACCAATTGGCTCCTTATCAGCACCCTCAATCGGGCTACCTGCGCCTAATTTAATTCTAACACTAGAATGGAAAGGAATTGCGACTCCGCCCGGTGTTGTTGAAGGATCGCCATACATTACACCCATCTTTGTTCTTACTTGATTAAGACACACAAAGAGAATATTCTGATTAGCGATGACACCTGTAATTTTTCTCATACCTTTTGAAATGGCTCGAGCTTGAAGACCGATACTATCTTTATCGTATTCACCTGCCAATTCAGCTTTAGGTGATGTTGCTGCAACTGAGTCCCAGATAATTGTTACAGGTACATCTTTTTGCATAGCTTTAGATTTCATGATCGTGCTTTCAGCGATGCTAAAGACTTCTTCTGTGCAGTGTGTATCGACATAGACAAAGCGCTTTGAGATATCGACACCTAAAGTTTTAAGATTTTCAATACTAACAGCGTTTTCTGTATCAATATAAACAACAATACCACCTGCCCTTTGAGTTGATTTAGCAATCTGAGAGGCGATATGTGATTTACCAATTGATGGTGGACCGAAGATTTCGATAATACGACCTTCTGGAAGACCGCCATTTTTACGATTTGAAATAATATAGTCAAGTTGAATTGAGCCTGTGCTAATCCAACGTTTGACGTGTGTAGGTGATTCATCTGATGAGAGATTGTATGCAATACGCATACCACGTTCTTTATTTAGAGATTTAATGAGATCACTAGTAAAGTCATCAGTGATTAGATCAGGCTGTAAATCCTGGCTTATTTTCTTTTTGGGTGCGGCCATAAAAAAAAAGTCCTTTTGTTTAAAAGTAGTTTTAATATATTTTAGTTTAAAAGTAAAGAATTAAAAGAAATAAAGAGTAATTTTATTCAAGATCTGCAAAAGCATCATCTAGATTGGCATATTTTGCATCTTTGGGTGATTTGGTTTGGGCAGGTTTAGGTGATGATTTAGGTGCTGTGATGATATCGTCATCGTCATCAGTTTTGGATTGTCCGCCTTTGGTGAGGCCGTCGGAAGAGTCGTTGTTGAGCCAGTCGTTGACGATTTTTTCAAGTTCTTCGTAGGATTTTGTTTCAAAGAGTTCGCTGGTATCTGGGATATTTGCGAGAAGTTTTTTGGTGGCGTCTGCTGATTCGGCGAGTGGTGTGACTTTAGCTCTTGGGCGGATGTCGGTATCGGCGAATTGTTTGCCAGGTGCTTTGGTGCAGGTGAGTTTGAGGTCGCGGCCTGTGTCTGTATCGGTGATATCGCCGAAGTCTTCATCGAGCATGATGTTGAGAAGATTTTGATAGAGAGTTTTGCCGAAAGACCAGATGCGAACGCCTTTATCTTCTTCACCGCGGACAAGAACTGGTGCATAGCAACGCATTTTTGGGTAGAGTTTTTTAGCAAGTTCGTAAGATTCTTTGGAGCCTTCATCGCGTAACTTGGTGATGAGTTCTTGGATTGGATCTGGTTTGCCGAATTGGAAAGGAGCTACAAGACCTGCGTTGGTGCCGATATTGTAATAGAACATAACTTCTTTGAAAGGTTGACCGTCGTTGTTTGGGAAAGAGAGGAGACGAATTTGATATTCTTGACCTTCTTCTGGACGCCATGTGATGTTGCGTTTAGAAGAAACGCCGGAAAGCTGGTTGAGTTTTTTACGAATAGCATTAAGATCGATTGCCATGGTAAATCCTTTGGTTTTGTTTAAATTGTTAAATGTTTAATATTCGAATTTAATAATTAAATTAAAATATATGTTTATATTATACTATATAATTAGTAACTTTACAGTAATATTTTAATATTTTTAAAAATAAGTTTATTCAGTCTAGTTTTGGTTTAAAAGAATATTAAATGAAGTATTTGTGTGACTTTATTTCTTTTCTTTTGATTTACAGCTTTTTTTACCAATATCATGACAGTATTAAACTTTCATTTTTTCTAATCATCTTTGTCTACGTAATAGATGATAATATATATTACTGTTTTTATATATCTTACGATATCTGATACTGTATTTCTGTCATCTCTGTTGTATTTTAAGTTATTTAGTTATAATTTTATTATTGTATGATAAAGAATTGATCTGAGATGTTGTGATGATTAATAGAAAGAATTTACGTCAAAAATTATGGTGTTTTTGTTTTTGTACGTGTTTGAATTTCACGGTTTAAGTACCAGAGGGCTTTGTTGAGATCATCAAGATCGCTCTCGCCGTCTTTTTTACCTGCCCTTAGGATATATTTGATGGTGTTGCCTAGGCTGAAGTTGAGTTGATACATTTCAATAATGTCAATGGGTGTGACTTGATTTTGATAATGTTGAGGATTTGATTTATCGTTTGACATGTGTTTATTCCTTTTATGAAATAAGTGTAGAAAGTGATTTATTTGTGTAATTGTGACAATAAAAGAGAAAGATTAAACTGTTCAGATGCGTTTTCTTGTACTTTTCTTTTTTTTCGTCGTCTTTTTTTAAGAATTGTTGGTTGCGGTGCTGAAAATCCACCGATGGCACCGCTGCCTAAGACTGACATTTCTTGTAAAATTTGATTATATACATTATATAAAAATTGTTGTTGATCGATCATTCAATAAATCCTGTTTATTGAATAAATATTATGTGCTTAGCAATTGTTTTGTTTTCTCTTTTTCGTTTTCATAGGCTAAATCAATTGCATGAACGCATAAACGTGCAATTTGTGGTAAATTATGTAGATAAAATTTGTTTTCTTCCAGATGCATACCACCTGAACATAAAATACCTAACATTTCTTCATAGGTGACTTTAATGCCAAAGTGTTGTAAAAAATATAATGTTCGATGTTGAACTGTCATTTTTTGGCACTTTTCATTCCAGTCATACATTTGGCCTAATTTATCTCGGTGCCATTGACTTGTTTGTTCAATTAACAAATTGTTTTCCAAATCGCCAAGTCGACCAATTGGGTAGAGTAACGTGATTAAAGCCAAGGATTTTTTTGATAAACCCAATGTGTCCATTTCTAAACCCTTTGCAATTTTATTAGCAAAATGAAAAGAATCAAGTGCTAATTTAATGATACCACCTGGACCGCAATAAGGTTCATCTTTTTTAAGAGTATAAGATGATAATAGGAGTCTTTCACCAATGACATTCATCATGTTTTCGATATTTGGGTCTTGAAAACGTGCTAAATAATCAGTATATCGCTGATAGAGATCAGCTAATTCATTTTCATTCATGATATACATAAAACTAAATCTTTCGTTGTGAGATTGTTTCGATGCTAAAAGTAAATTGACCTAAGTCTTTAAAATTATAACCGTTTTCTATTAACTTTACAAACTTATTTTTACTATTTTTTTCAACATCGATCAGTATTGCATCATGAATTAAACCAATTGGAATCATTTCGTTGTTGAAATGATTTGTTAATTCTAGAAAACCAGATAACGCAACATCGACTGCAGTACCCTGTATATAACCATTTAAGACTTGATGCAATTGTACATCATTATCCCAATATATGGGTCTGCCAAAGTAAGTCTGATAACTTCCTGACTTATTTTTCTGCAGAGAGAGTTCTAATAGATCAGCAATTTTAAAATATTTTAAAACACATTGACGTATTTCTCGTATTTTATCAATCGCTAATTCACCAATTTGCATAGTTTCTTCAGACATTCCATACAAAATTGAAATAACAGCTCTCTTCATTACAACTCTATCAATATTAAAACTTAATTGACTAATTAGATCCTGATATATATCGTCATTTAAGATTTCGTTTTTTGATAAAATATATTTAGCAACTCTAGGTTCCAATGATTTAAAATCAACCATTACAATTTCACCCTCAGCAAATCTACTTTTTAAAATATTTCGATATTTTTTGGGTAAATTCAATAATTTAGGTCCACTCTTAACAGTTAAACGACCTGAGACTGTTTCATTTCGAGTGTATTCAATTCTGTCGCCACTTTTAAAAGTATTTAATAATGAAATATTTCCTTCGTGCTTTTCAAATTTTTTATACATTGATAAAGCCAATCTGTCAATATTAATCTCATCAATTCTTTCAAATAATTGATTATTTTTCAGAAATAAATCGCAATAATTCTTCTCGTCTTTCAATTTAATTCTTTGAAAAACTTCAGCATTATCACGTTGCCAAAGATCCAAAAAGTGATCAGGTAAAGAATTCTCGGTAAATGATACTTTTAAATCGCCAAAAAACTTTTTAAATTTTATAAAAGGCTCAATCTCTTTAAATAAAGAAAATAACTCTACATTTTGAATTATATTCATAGAAAATCCTGTTTTAGAAAAAAATAATTAAGAAACTTCTATAGATATTATATTTTGCAACACAGCATTATACAATTCCTCTAAATCTAATGTATAAATCTGTGAATATTCACCATTTTCTACTGATTCTTTATAAATCGTTTTATATAAATTATTCATTGAATTTACATTTATTAAATAATACCCCAAGGTATTTCTAGAAAAACAAACTGCAGATGTTACCATTGACAAGTTAGTTTGTTCGAAATAATCACTCAACTCCGAATTAATATCCTCATATTTATATGTCATTTCACCCTCCTCGCCTATAATTTTACGATTTTTATATACATAATGAAACCATCTTAATAAATCCCATTGAATTGAAGCATCTTGATTCTCTCTTTCAATTGAATTTATTTGCGCTTTCTTGTCATTCCCAAGTTTAATTTTGTTTATTGAGTCTCTAATTGAATCAATTTTACCATCAACTATACCTGTATTCTCAACGTTTAAATTAATGGCCCCTAAATCTTCATTCATACCATAATCATAACCCCTAATAAAATTTGTGAAACCTAAATTTTTTCTAACGACATTTAGAAATCGAGGAGAATAGCCTTTTAACTCCGCTTCAGTAGTAGGCGTTATATTAGTTACTTTAAATGAAAAGTCTTTTTCTTTAAATGAATCGTTTTGCATCTTTTTATTTTCAATTTTTAATTGATTTTCATTAATTGAAAACAAAAATGAAAAACCGTTCGAATCGTTTGCATAATCAACTCTCCGTGCATTTATAATAGCTGATGAATATTTCTTTTTTGATTTTCTGGATGCTGTGTTTACTGTGTCTATGTCATCAAACATAATGCTTTGCTCATCAAGTGTTGTATCACTTTCAGTTTGAGCCATACAACCTGAGATTAGTTGTGAATAAAATGTAAATGGAATCTCGTTAGGTTTTGTCGATAAAGGAAAAATTAAATTACAGTCATACTTTAAATTATCTTCGTTATTTGCTTCTGAAAAGGCGTCAACTGTAACATTAAGATCACCTGCTGTAGGATCGCCGCTATTCCCAGTCATTATTTCCATTTTTATTTTTTTTAATTTATAAATTCTAAAATGCAAAAATGGATATTTTGTGAAAGAATTATATAAAATCTTTTCAAGACCGACACCTGTGCCTAAATTTGAAGCTGTTTGATTGTTAAAAATTATTTTTAAAGGAAATAAAAATTCAAAATATGGAATATCTTGATCAACATTTTTTTCAACTTTTGTATTATAATCTTCTTTTATTAACTTATCATCTAGTATAATATTCTCAAGAATCTTTGTGACATTCGCACTGCTAGTATCTAAACTGATACTTCGAGTATCTACACAATAATTTTTACATAACATCTCAAAATTATTACCTGATTCAGATTTAGATGAGTCATTAAGGTCACGTCTATAAATATATTCAGCTATATCATATTGAGGACTTATATATAATCCAAATTTAGGCATTTTTGAAATTAAATCAATATCATTTTCTGCATTCGTTGCCCTCGTTAAATCAACAATATTAGTATCTTTTTTTAATGTTAATCTATTAACAGTTGATTCAAAGAAATCAATTACACTACTATCCGCGTTATTAATATTTTTTATATTTAAAGACATTTTTTTAACTCCACTTTTCTATTTTTATTCTTCGTCATTTTCAACACCATCAGCTTTTGGTTGACTTGCACTATTTGTTGTATGACGATCTGAAGAAAACCATAATGTCAACTGCGCTTGGGCTGAATTTGCACGAATGTCATAGTGACAAAAAGAACTATCAGGATATATCCCTAAACCGCCAATATGGGCAGAATTAGAACCCGATTTTGTGCCATATTGTATAGATCCTTTTCCTCCGTGCTTTTCTAACCAAGCTGCCGAGAATGGACTTTCTCCAAATCGATCGGTAATTGTCATAATCTCGCCAGCTTTTGGTGTTGTTTGAAAAAGTTTATCAGCGCCTGTAACATCTGTAAAACTAAAAACTTTTTCGAAAAGAATTAAAGCAACAATTCTTGAATCTAAAAGTTTTGGTGATCCTGCTCCGTTTGATACTTGTATTTTAAAATCAAGCGCTTCGGCTGTTAAATGTCTTGATTTTAGTTTACCACCAACTGCTGCATTTTTTTTAGGATTTCTAAAACCTGAATTGATAATATAACTATGGAATTTATATGCACCTGTATAGTCATTATTTTCTTTTAATGTTTCATCAATTTTTCCTATAATCTTAAAGAATTCAGTTAATAATTTTCTGGCATTTTGCAGAATAGCTTCTGTCAAATCTTCTTGATCAACTTTTCCAATATAATCATCAAGTCGTGTTTTTAATGTTCTACTGTCAATTGAGCGTGTAAATGTCCATTCATTTTGTCCATTATCATCATAAGTTGCTTGTTGTGTTGTAATAGAAGGAATTTTTATTACAACATCTAAATTAAAAGCATTACCTATATACTTTGTGATTTTTGAACTTTGACCGTTAGAAAAATTAATTAATGTTTCAAGTGTAAATTGTTTATCAGACGCAGGAATTGTAACAGATTCAACTTTTGGAGGAGGTACAACCTTTTTTGTTGTTTTAGGTATTGAAGCAGATTTGGATTCAGCTTGTTTTTTAACAGCTTCTTGCGTTGCTTTAAACTCTGTTAAAGATTTTAAAAAATTTGCGATTGTTGTTGATTGTGCTTCATATCGTGTAAATAAATCGTTTTGTACCAATGTTAATTCTGTTGAAAATTTGCCAGGTGAAATACTGTGTTTTATACCATTTACAAAATAGATGTTATCGACGGTTGTGCCTGTATTAAAATCCATAAAAATTAATTGAGAAAAATTAATAAGTGGACAACCGATAATAGAAGCAGTAGCCTGACTAGGCATTACAAACATTGGTGAAGAATCCAATTCATCAAACAACTCAACTTCAACGCCATTTGGCTCATCGCTAACTATTTCCCCGTTTTGCTTTACTAATAATGCTGTTGCGTATTTTGCATCTTGATTCGTTGTAACATTTCCACTTAGTAAAGCGCTATTTGTTTGCCCTAATGTCAATGAAGGCATATACGATTTAAACATTTGTTTTAAATTTATGAATTTTTTCGAAAGAGATTCATCTGATACATTAATTTTTATACGTACAAGATTATCATTTGTTAAATGTGTAGGATCAGTTGTTTCAATTTCTGTATTATCTTGTTTAATAATTAATGATACTATTTTTTTTGCAATCAGGTCGCGAACAATACTAATAGCGTCAGCATTTAATCTCTCATCAGTAGGAATCATTTCATCGTCGTTTGTTTTGCCGTTTGTTTGATTTGTTGTCTGATTTGGAGTTGGTGTTGTAGGGGTAGTATTTCCAGGTGCTTGATCTGTGTTTTTTTGATTTGATTGCTCTTTGTTTTTATTTAATCGTTCTTTCCGTCTTGAACGAAAAATACTAATAGTTGATAAAGCATTTGATACATTTCGAGACTGAATTGATGAAATCACATCTGTTAACGCTTCATACGGATTATCGTTTTCATCATAAAAACTAACACGCATAATTGATGATTCTTTATCAACTTCGTGAAATGTTGAATCAAAATTCATAACAACATTAGCTGGCTTAAATGTTAAATCAATTAAACTTGATACATCCTGTAATACATTCGCTTCTGTATTTGTTTTGCTTTGTTCTTCAATAGCCGCAGCCACACTTTGACCATAATATTGATTTAATATTTCAGCCTTAACAGACATATTTATTTGTTTTTGTTCGTTTTTCTTTGATTCTGCATCAAGAACTTTCTTTTTATCATCATCGTCTGTGTTTTGTTTGTCAGATGTATTATAAACTGTTTTATTTTCATCATTAAATGTAAAAAATTTATCTAAACCATACACAGCAGCAGCTTTTTGATTAACGCAACGATTTAAAATAGCAGAAATAAATGTCTCAACAGACATCTTTTGCAAACGATTACCTATTTGTTTTAAAAAATCTTTAAATTTTTCAAGTTCTACAGGTACTGATGCAATATTTAAATAACTAGCTCTAATACTTTTACCATTAATGTTGTAAAAAACAAATTGTATTTCATTATATTTTTTTGTTTTAGATAACATTTTTCCTAAAACGCATGTAATAATTTTACCCAAACTAATCCACTTATGCGCCGTCGACGTATCATTAATCCAGTCTTTTCCTAAATATTTTTCCCACCATGATTTATCGATAAAAGGATCATTACATAAAACTGGATCATCCCATTTGGCATCATGCACATATTTGCCATTTTTTTGTTCTAAAAAATCAAAGTTATTTTGTAAAAAATCATCAACTTTGTCTTCCTTGTCACCAAGTGTCTTTTCAACACTTTTAATTGTCTCTAAAGCATTATCTAAAATCAATTTCTTTTCAGCATCACTAACATCAGCGTTTTCTTTTCTTTCTTTTTCAATTGCGTCTTTTAATTTTTGTAGTGTAACTTTATCTAAATTGGTTTTACTAATTTTATTTTTAGCCTGATTATATTCAGGAAAAGATTGCTTCGATGTTCCTTCAATTGTTTGATTTAAGGTGTCATTTAATAAAATTTTTGTTAAAGATAATAATTCGGCGTCAAGTTTGCTTAAATTATCATCTGTCGGCATCGCTGTGTTACGTAATTCAACAGGTCCTTTCATGGCTAGACTTAATGAAATACTAACAGTTCCATTTTCATTAATAGTATATGAGCTGTTAGTAATCACATATTTCTCAACAACCTTTAAACTATTAATAAATTGTGCAATTGGATTTCGATTGGCAATATCTTCGTTTGCAATAATATTATTATCACCTAAATTATGTTGCCAGCCATACTCTAGAGCCAACTCAGATGAATGGGAGTTAAGTAATTCAGGTTTTATAAAAGGCGCGATTTCGGGCATTCTGGCTTTATCGTAGAGAATTAAATTAAGCGATGCTGTTTTATAAAATAAAAAACCTTTTTGAGGTCTAACATCGAAAGATAAATCCAAAATAGACATAAAAGGTCTAAATTTATCAATTAAACTATTTTTAGATCGATCACCAAATTCAGTATTTGTAAATTGCTCAATATCAGCATTAATCATTGTTTGAGGTGCCATAAATATCGCATTTGTCATATGCTGACGCTCATATTCTGACTTTTTAATCGTCCCCTGCTCTCCTCTAATAAACTGATTATTCGCAATATTGATATCATAACTTCCATTTATGGCAAAATCATTTTTTGTAAAATTGTTTTGATCTGACGCATAATCTGCGCCAAACAATAAATTATTTAAGGACGCCGTTATATATTTTTTCGGCTTTGTTGCAACTTGATTTCCCACATCGCCTGATAACTTTTTATACGATGCTGGAATAATAAAATCAACATTCACATAAGGCATCGCCATTGTTATATCCAAAGTGCTAATCAAATTAAAAAAAGCATCAATTTCCTGACTCTGCTTAAAACATGCTCGCAAATCAGGATTTAAAACCTGTATCACACTTAAACCAGGAGCAGATTTATTATGAAAAAACCCTTTATTCGGTCGAATATTATCAAGATTTTGTGCCTTATTTTGATCCAGTTCCAATGAATTAATATCTGTTTGTTTCTCTTTAAATACTTTTGTAATATGAATATCATTTAACACTTTAGACGTATTTTTATTGATATATGAATATGAATTCAGATTCGTTGAATCATTTTTATAAATTTCATCAAAAACTTTGGGTTCAAGATAAGAAATTTTAACAGAATCACCAATTCCATCAATTGAAATAACATCAGATAAAATTTCGCTAGTATATAAACCATATTTTGCGACAGATTGTAATAACTCAGATATTTTTTGTATCTCAATATATTGATTATTTTTATTTGAGCCAAATAACGATCGATTCATTTTACCTAATTTTTCACCCAGATACGACTTTTCTTCATAATTGCTACCTGCTTTACCAGATAATTTTTGTAATAATTCAACACTACTTACAACAGGCAAAAATTTTGAAAAATTATTATCATCAAAAATCCGACTAGTATTAGATACCTTTATATTTGCACTACTCATTTAATATTCACACATATCATGACTTGATTTTATATAATTATTAAATATTTTATATAAAAATAAATTTATAAATTAAACATCTCCCTAATTTGATCACGATTTGGTATCCGAATAATCGTATCATCATTTATTTGCAACCACCACCCAAGACCACTCGCCGCCGCAATCAACCACCAATCCATCCCATTCCCATATTCAACCTGAGATATCAAATCCAAACGATCCCCCCTTTTAAAGGTTATAATCTTCGACCCAATTGCCCCACTATCACAAGCCCGATAGATTCGACTTGTTAAATCCGATGTCATATACTTATTCGACATCATCAAATCCATATTACTCAATACCCCCACATTCTTATATCTATCCATTTACATACCCCTTTTCTTTCTTTTGATTATTATATTGTTGGTGATTGTGTTGTTGCAGCTGTATCTCCAGGTGTATTTTGTGTGTTAACTTTAACTTCATTTGCTTGTGCAGTAGAAGTTGCACCATTTACATTTCTTTCCTCGAGGGTAAATTCATAATTTTTGCCTGGCAATATATCGATTTTATCGTTATACACTGAATCACCAAATAAATTACGATTCACACTTCCCACACGATATGTAGGTGCACGCATTAAACCATTATGATCCAAACCTGGCAAAATATCATGTATTACACTCATCGTAAAGGTAATCTTCACACCCATAGGGGCACGATTACCCTTTGTAATCTCCCAAGGAATTGATTGATCAAAATTAACACCAAATGTCTGAATCGTCCCTGCCAAACCCTCACCCATCGTACTCTCAAACGCTTTCACAACAGGATTATTTATCTTACCATCAATCGTTGTTGACTGCATAAATGTCTCAATATTTCGAATTGATTCAAACTGATCGGGATAATTAAACACTTTTCTCAACACGCCCTTATAAGAATTTAACATTATTTGATCCAATGTCAAAGCAGGAAGTTGCGGTTTAACTTCAGACGTTGCTTTTATCTCAATCGACATCGCAATAATTAATTTATTATTGTTTTTATCCCCTTTGATATCAAAAATATAATACACCATTTTATAAAATTTATCGCCTTTTTTAATGTCTGACGGCACCCAACCAGTTTTCCTGTTATCAGCTTGATTGTTATTGTTAAATGCAGGGACACTTTCCCAATATATAGCGTTATTATTTTCATTTGAAATTTGTTGTGATAATTCAAAATTATCTGTTTCATTTGTTGTATTATCAGCAGTTAAGTTTACTGATTCAGCGTCGCTGTTTTGTGTAATTAAATTATAGATATCAGAATCCTTTTCAAACCAATCAATTTCAGATTTTATTTTATCTCTTGATGTAATACCATGTCCAAAATATGTAGCACTTTTTCGAAATGTAGTAGTGCTGGTATCATTTGTACTAATATCAGGTGATGATTGAATAGCTGCAATTATTTTTTGAATTGTTATATTTTCTTTTTTAGCTAAGTTGTCAGAATTTATATTTGGATCAGTTTCAAATCCAAAAATTTTTGCTAAATTGTTTTTAGAATAATTTGATGTAAATAAATCACCTAATTTTAATCTAATTACAGGTGAAGCGGTAGGAATTTGTGTGAAAGGTTGAGAAAACTTTAAACCTTTTTTACCTGTGTTTGAACCGTCGCTATCTGGTACTGCGTCCATACCCGCGTGTAATTGATTGTTGATATTGCCTGGAACTGGTTTTGACCATTGTGGATAAATTAAGGCGATAATTCTATTTAACATCCACCACATGTTGTGAAAATCTTCTTCGTTCATGGATATTAACCAAAAATCGACTGAAATTGAGCGTGTTGTGCTTTTATATATTTTAATAGGATCCATTCGACCAAAACCTGCCCCTGCATCATCCCAGTTTACGTTGAATGTATCACTAAAACTTTCTAAAAAGGCGTGAAATCTAAACAATTCGTTGGTTCTTAAATCTTGAATACTAAAAGGCATATAATCTGAATCGATGATTCTTTCTAGTTTTTTAACGTGTTCTTGATTTAATCTTTTTGCATATTTACCATTGGAATCCTTATGCACGCCCATCATTTTTTCATTTTGTTCGATTAAAGCGTTGTGATAGTCAAAAAAAGAATTTGCATTTGGGTGTGACGATTTAATTAAAGTTGTTAATGAATAAATAGACCTATCTAAATTATTAAGTTGTTTTTGACTTGCGTCATTAGTTGAGTTTGAACCTGTTAAAATTGATGACCCAATTGGTATCGGGCCGATTTGATTACCTTCATCAGCTGAAACCAATGGGATTTCTCTAACTTTTTGAACTGCAAAGCTGAATTTGCGTTTTTTTTGCATATCGTTTAATAAAGTTCCAAAAATTTTATCGCCAGCAGCCACACGTTCAGACACAAATTTATAGAAGAATTGTGAAAATTTAATTAAGCTTTTACCAAGATAATCATATTCATTTCCGTTTGCCCCTGTTGTTGTTTTAGCTTTAGGCAAAATTTCTTCATGAAAATATTTGTTCATAATAATTTTTCGATTCAACATGTTTAAAATATGTCGTGAAGAATCAACTCGTGTAACAGCCCCTAAAACATCTTGTAATAATGTTGTTAAAAAAATTCCCGCTTGTTGCCAACTGAAACCTAAATCAAATGAATTGAGTTTAAAACCAGGTAATAAATAAAAGACATACCCTAACAAAAAAGAAATAACGTTACCGATTAATTTTTGTGCAACACCTAAAACGTGTTTTCCAACTTTCATTTTAGGAAAGCCTGTTAATTTTTCAATTATATTTAAAAAAGAGACGAGTGCGTCAATAATAATATTACCTAAGGGTGCTAAAACAGGACTGTTTCGTTCGTCAAAACGAATATATGTAATATATTTACCTAAACGATCAGGTAATACACTGTCTTTTCCCATTTTTGGCATTATTCCAAATGGATCACTAGGCCCATCTTGCGCGGCTTGTAACAATGATTGTATTAAACTAATTGCAGTAATAGGGATTAAAGACGCGATAAAAATATCAGCATATGATAAAAAAACGTTTGAAATATTATCATCTAAAAGATCAGGTTCAATATATATTTGAGGTGCGCCAAGATGGTTTAATTGCATTTCATCAGCAAAAATTTGAATACCCTCAACATTTTTACCGTCTAAATTCTTTAATTCATTTAAATTTAAATCAAAAACAGAATTATACGGTTTATAAAAGTTCAGTTGTTTTTTTTGTGCACCACCTTCAGTTGCAACCATATTTTCACCGAAGGCTGTAGGATATAATTTTTCATCTTTTCCAATCACTGTGCCTTTATATGTTTCATATTTAAACTGATTTGATACGCTGGTGATATTATTATCATATAATGTTGAATCTGAAAACGTTAAATTAGATACTTTGTCACTTACGATACTTGGTATAAAGTTATTTATTAAATCTTTATGTGCTGCTAATAATACATCATCTAATAATCTTTCAACTTTGATTTCTTCACTGCTATTATTTAAAACTTTACCATCTGTTGATAAAACGTAAGTTGACATGATTATTCCTTATTAAAACTTTTAGATTTACTTTTTATATTATTTACCATTTCATCTAATTTTCTATCAATTTCTTTATTTGTCAAATTATCATTTTTCATTTTTTGATATGTATTTATATGCTCCTTAAGAAATATATTCATATTATCACCATGCTTATTAATACTTTTCTTTAAATGTTCTTCAATCTCAACATCAGATAACGAAGTATTTTTTTTAAAAGCTGCAAATAGCGCATCATATATTTTCTGATCAGTGAATAATTTTAAATAATCAATTTCAAACATTTTGTTTCTTTCTAATATCTTTATGAAGTATTATATTATTTTAATTATTCTTATTAAAATTACGTTCTAAATCTATTTAAAGGAACTTGAGAATCTGGATATTGTAAAGCATCACTATTTAAAGTGGGATATTGTCTCGTTAAGTTCGGCTTTGCCATTGCCGCAGTAATTCCATTTTCAACCAAAACTTCACCTAATATTTTTCCATTCATTTCAATCACAATTGGACGATCTGTTTTAACAGCTGTTAAAGCATCAATCATACCTTGTCTTGAAGCTTCATATACATCTCGAGCAGTTAACTGCCCACCCATTGAATTATTTAATAACTTAGAAATAGGTCCACCTTCTTTCATGGCCAAAATATTGTCTTTATTATCAATTTTTACAACACTACCATTTTGCGTTACCACGCCATCTTTAATCTCGCTTGTCGGTTCATCATCATCTTTCCAAAACTTCAAAGAATTTGCGACACCAGATGCTACATTCCCTGCAATACTAACACCAAAAGCTGCAATTCTCTTTTTGATTTCAGGGTTTGCTAAAAAGTCATTAAAAGCAGCAGTTAAATCATCTTGCAAAAACTTTGTTAACTTTTTTAAAATTTTACCTAATTTACCCACAATGCCACTATCTTTAGATCCAGGTCCAGTGCCACTTGTTCCAAATATTTTCTCAATAGAAATTTCAATATTTCTCATAAAGTTTTGAAATTTCCCATTTGCTGCGCCTTGATCAAAACCTAAAAATGTGGCTAGCTTTTCAATTAATGAAGTAGAACCACCAGCTTTACCATCAATGAAATCTAGAATACTTTGTAATGTTGTATTTACAACATCTAATATCATAGGTAAACCTTCAATAAAAATACCTAAAACCTGTGTAAAAATTTCTTTACCGAAACCTAAAAAAGTAAAAAATATCTCTTGCGCGGGCTTAATAAATTCTTTAAATCTTTTACTAAATGCATCACTATCGCCCTTTAATAAAGCATCAGCCATATTCATAATAGAATTTGCCATTGTTGTAATACCATTAATGAAGCCAGGAGATGATAAATACTTTGAGATCTCATCAATAAAACCTGCGATACGACTAAAGACAGGTTCTAATGCAGATAGATCCATGTTTAAAAATGTTTGATAAACACCTTCCAATGCTGTACTCATACCTCTAAAAGCTTTATTTAAAGAAGAATCAGGATTTGCAGCAAGATTTTCACCAATACCTTTTTCAATTGCATCAAAAACGCTGGTAAAAGTATTTGATAAAGATTGTTGTAATTCAACAATTGCACCGCGCATATCTTCCATAACTTGTATTTGACGTTCAGTTGGGTCTTGATCTTTAATATCGTCCATCACCTCTTCGTATGATTTACCTGCATTTTCTGCACTAAATAACGCTTGCGCAGCTTTTTCATCTAAACCTGTTTGTTGAATTAATAAATCCCTGCTGAAACGATCCATTTCATTAAAAGATTTACCTGTTGCTTCAAACGCTTGTTTATACATTTCAATAATTTCAGATGGATCTTGGGCTTTTAATAATGACATTGAATCAATCATCATACCGAAAGATTGACTTAATTGTGCTGCAGTTGTAGCAGCATCTTCAAATGTTTGAAATTTCTTAAAAACAGCCATGGCTGATTGTGTACTAACACCTAATTGTGTTAATTTACCTACAACATTGGCCAAATCTTCTGAGGATTTATGCGCAAAATTTGTAATATCTTTACGTAAACTTAAAACGTCTTTGGACATCATTTTAAAATCAATGCCAAATTTGTTAGCAGCATTTTTTGTAGCTGTCACTAAATCAGTAAAAACAGCTGGAAATGATTGTCCTGTCGCAATTGCAACATTTGTAAAATATTCAATATCATCTTCAGCTAAATTCATTAACTTTTTTGCTTTGAAGAAATAATTAGAAATTTTTGCGTCTGATGATGTTGCATTTTCAATCACGATTTTTGACATTCTAGCACCATGTACACCCATCGCTTGGATAATTGTGTCAGATTCTTTCATAATCTTTTCATATAAATCATCACCTGTGGCGCCAAATAATTTGGCCAACTGACCTTTTTCAGGATCATCAGACGATGCATCGATCATAAATTGACGTCTTCTCTCCTTTAAAGTCCCATGCATATTTTGAAATAACACACCCACATTAGACGTAATATCATATGAAGTTTGCAATTCTTCCAACATATTATTAATTTTGATATTTGTATTACGTAATTTATTACCCATATCAGCTGAAAATCTAATTAATTCCATTGGCGCCGCAATTAAAGCCTGCGTAACACCGACAATTGCTGTTGTAAACGCGTCAAGTTGTGTAACAAAACTATTAATTAATGTCGGTAAATTTTTAAATGTACTTAATAACGGTGTTAAACCGCCTGATACTAAACCTAATACAGCTTTTGACGAAAATATACTATCATCTTTACCTAAACCTAAAATACTTTTTAAATGCAATGAAGCCCCAGCGACAATACCCCCATATGCCTGAACTAGATTTGTTTTTGCAGTTTTTTTAAATTCATCACTTAACAAAGATAATGTCATCGTTAATTCATCTGTTTTGTTAGGATCAATTAATGAGCTCTTTTCGTTTATTAACTTTGTTGCAGAAACGGACATCTTTGAAAATCTTTCAAGAGACGTATTTAATGTATTATAAGTATTTGATTTAAATTCACTATGCACTTTCCTTAATTTTGTATTTAAATCACCTAATTCTTTTTCTTTCTGGACGTTTGTTTTCCCTGGATCTTTTTGTAATGCATCAATTTCTTTTTTGATATCTGTCAATTGAGTAGTATAAGCATTGATTTGACCTGCGCTTAGATCATTTAATTGTTTTTCAAAGCTATTATACATTTTGTTATTAAGGGCTTTTAATTTTTGACCGCCTGCTGATTTTAATAACTCGTTTTTAATGTTATTTACTTGGTCGTCAATATTATCACTTAACATGTCATTAATGCCATCGCTAAAATCTTTCAATTTGTCGCCGACATTCCCTTTGCTTTCAGCTGCATTTAATTTATCGATAAATTCTTTTTCGATTTGTTTATTTAACTTTTCGTATTTATCAACAATCGCTTTAGCAACGTTTGAATCAGAGTCCTTAAGATTTTCCGATAATTTTTTAAATGGATCATCTGCCATTTGATATCTCCTTTCTTTTAAGATTTGTTGTTATTTTATAGTTTCCACTTGATACCTGTGATTTTTTCAAATCGATCAGACAATTGTTTTTTGTTTTCAACTATTGACATAATTTCTTTTAATGATGTGGTATTATCATTTAAAGATTCGTATAGGTTTTTTGAGACATCGAGTAGTTGATTTAAGCAGACGAGTTGTTCTTTTTTACCTTTGATGTCAATATTGATATTTTCGCCTAAAATGTATTTAGAAGCGGCTTTATGAATAAGTAAATCTTGTTTTGAAGATAGTGACATGAGAATAATCCTTTTGTTTATTAAATTAAATATCATAATTGTAGTATTTAAACAGGTCGATTTAAACGATTTGGTGAGATTGATCGATGTGTTGAATTGTTTTGAAAAAGTCGTGTTTCAGGTGTTTGGGTATGCATTGCCCTAGTTGGTGGTGGTGAATTATTTTCATTTGATTTTGTGATTTCTTTTACAAATCTTTGAAAAAACCAACGACGTTGTTGTACGGGTATTGTATAGGCGTCTGAGTATGTGAATCCCATATAATATATTAAATGAAAGATTTCATCCCATACAACAGTTCTATAATCATCTGTCAGGCCAAAAAAATGAGGCCTCAATAGGCAATTTAACCTCGCTTTCTTCAAAACAATGTTTACATTTCATTGTCACATCCATGTTTACACTAGGTTCATTATCTTCAAGAAACTTTCTTAATGCCAAACTGTCGCGTGCTGGCATATCTTTAATAAACATTCCTATTTTGGTCTTGTCAGTGATACCTTGCACTGAAACAATTGATGTTTGTAATTTATCTGTTACCAATGTATCTTGTTGAATGCCCATTTTCTTTTTTCGTTCTTGAATTGTTGATAATTCTTTTTCGTCATAACCGTTCGCGAACTTAACTTTTACAACTTTTTTACAAATAGGTAACTGAATTTCAAATAAATTAGAACCATCAGCCATTGGTTCAATTTGTAATCTTTTAATGCCTAAATCACCTAAATTAAAAGTTTGTTCAGAAGTTTTATTGCATTTTGGACAACTACACTCAACATTATATTCAGCGCCATAACCAGTAATACGTAAGGCGATCATGATAGCTGTACGATCCCCCGCGATCATTTCATCAGGATCGATATTTTTATTGATTAAACATGATTTAAGTAATTCAGTAATAACTGTTCCATTTTTAATATATGCTCGACTCATTAAAATATCTTCATCACGAGCTGTCATTGCCCTAATTGAAATTCTTTCTTGACCGTACAAAGGTGAATCAGGTGAATAAATAACACCTCTTGAAGGAAGTGGAACAGATTCAACAGGAACTTCAATTCCAAAAATATCTTTTACGACATTTTGAACTTGAAATTTGCCTTGTGACATTGCTGCTGTTTGAGACATTTGTTGAATATCAACTTGTTGATCATTTTGTGAAATCATTTCATTATTTAATGGATTTTTTCTTGACATTTAAATTCCGTTTTATTTTAATATTTGATTATTTTATATAAAATATCACACTTATAAAATTTTATATTTCAAATTTTACAATTTCAATATTGGACTGGCCTCGAAACTTAACAAAAATTGCACCACGCAATAAATTATTAAGTAAATCCTCAGTTGTTGTTGATTCCTCATCCAACTTGATTTTAAATTCAGCTATTTCACCCCTATTTTGAAAAGAAATTAAAATTGATGTATATAATAAATTTAATCTTTTTAAAACTTCTTTTTGTGATTTAATTTGTTCAAATAATAAAAGTAAACTCGCTAATTTAATAGTTCTTTTTAAATTGCATAAGATGTTTCGTATATTTAAACGAGACAATACAGGTGGATTATTACTAGTAAATGCATGCGTTTTATTTGAAAAGAAAGTATATGTATTTAATCTATTTTTTAAATCAATGTAAAAGAAATTATTTTGTAATAAATTAATTAATTGTATATTTGACTGCATTGCTGGATTATCATAATTAATTAAATTGCAATAAACATTTTTTAACATTATGCTACCAATATTGGTAACAAAAACGTTTGAAATAGGATTACGCATATTATTTATATTGTTGCTGTAATTACTTAAAATACTAACAGCCATAACACCCGCAGGTAAAACAATATTTCGAGTAATTCCATCATTAATTAAAGTTGTATCTACCGTATTATTAATTTCGCACAAACAATAATTCATATAGGATGATACCTGCGACAACGTCTGATTATACTTGGCACTTTGTAATGTATTTACTATATTAATTTTATCTTGTTCTTCTACGTTGATATTTGCTGTTGAATATTTATACACATATTTTTTAAATGCCCACTTTAAATAACCAGAAAAATCAGATTCTGGTGAAGAATCAGGTAATGATAATAAATTTTTACAATAGATAATTTCATCTGCGTTATTCATCAGCGGTTTATCCAATAGAAGCATTGAATAACCATTTTGCGAAATAAGTTGTGTTGCATATTCAACAATTTCAGGTTGATATATTTCAGGTAAATAAATTATTTCATTTTGTCCATTCGTCTCTTGATTAATAATATCCAATCCTATTTTATACAACTCTCGTAAATATTTACTATTATTTAAACCAATATCTGTTATTGCAAATTCATTTTCATCAAACATATTTAAACCATCAAAACCCCCTGTTAAATTTAATGAAAAACTTAATACACTTGTTTGATCATCAAAAAAATTAACTTCTTCAATTGAATCAACTCGGGCATATTCACTATTATAATTTTCATCAAATGATTTAGTTATACTTTTTTGATTAATCGTGAAATAATAAAAAATTTCTTTAATCGTATCAACAGATGCTTGAATCGGGAATAAAGAATTTTTAACAATAGATGCCGGAAAAATTAGATTTTTTATACTATTTCCGTCATGTTGGTATTTGGCAAGATCCCATCTTTGCAAATAATTATTCTCTTTTTTTTCATTTAATAAATATATTTTTTCTAAATGAAACATATCATCATACTGGTGTGTTAAAATATTGCTACTGTTACTTTCAAAGAAATATTGATTTAAATATTCTTCATTATATGTTGCTCTATCTTGCACCAAATCTTGATTGTAATAAGAATAATGAATTCGATTATAATAATCTATTGACTGAACAATTGTTTCAGAAAAGTTTTGATTATCTATTTTCTTTTTAAAAGCTGCATTAAATTTCTTTTTTCGATTGTCTCGATTAATTCGAATAACTTCAATATTTTTAAAATTTTTACCCCATGTATGTTTTTCAAATAAAGTATCTGAATCTAGATCCATTTGAGTGCAAGCAACATAATTTAAATAATTACTTTTTACAGTATTCGATCCATCAGTAATGTCGTTTAATCGATTATATCCTAAAAAGCCCGCAGGTATTGTATTTAATTTTAAATTTCCTGATAATACTTCATTTGACAATTCAACTCGAATCCAGGGATTTTGTTGCAAATATTCACCTTGCGTTACAATTCGTCGTGTAGCTAAATCAAAATAAGTAAATTGTGTACCAATAACACGACCAATAAAATTGACGCTATCTTGATTTAAATCCAAATTATTAAATTCAAAAATAGTTGTATCAGTTCTTGTATTAATTAAATGTAAATCAAACGATGCATATTCAAGATGATTATTTAATGTTCTGGGTGTAATTTTAATACCTAACTGATTTGAATATTTTCCTGGATTTATTGCATGTATTCTAAATAATTTTTTAACACGATGTCTAAGATCACGTCTGTCTGATAACTCGTTTAAAGAATAAAAACCTTGACTTACAATCCACGGAGTATTTGCATATTTAAATTCTTGCTGAAAATTTTTTATATTTGGAACGTTTGAAATATTAACCAATTTGCAATCATTTATAGTGTATGAATCCAAAATATCATTCATCACATCTTTGTAATAAATAAATGTATATCCAAACTCATCCAAACGTAGTTCATTTAAATTTAAAACATTTTTCCAAAAAAAATTATCATGATTTCTTTTATTAAAAGAAAAAATGACATTATCATATGCAGCACTTTTAATATTTTCTTGTACAGTAAATTGAGAAAATGTATTCGTTTCAGTTGAAAGATTTGTTGCGCCAGTTATTATTAACTTAAATATTTTTTCATCATTTATCGTTTCACCTAAAGACACACTCAAAGTTACATTTTTGGCTGTTAAAATATAACCAACTAAAACTCTTTCTACATTATTTGTAGACAAAAGATTATAATTAAATTGATTCACTCTAGCTGGAGCTCTTTGTAATTCAAGATAACATGCATAAATTTTTTGTGTAGGATCTATTAAAAAACCGGGTTTAAGACCTGCGTAATTAGGATTTCCAGGATCTTTTTGCGCTAAATCTAAACCTGCTAATCTTGTAAAATTTAATTGGCCTCCGTTGCTTAAAACTGAATAGGCTGACAAATAAGGAATTATATTTCGATCAAATTGTAATGCGTTTTCTATGTAACTTCCGTTTTTTGTACTGAACGCGTTAAAATATTCATTTTGTAAATTGACAGTGCTATTAAAATTAGATGAAAAATCAGGCACAAAAGGTTGCCCCAATACGGCATTACCTAAGATAGCGGTTGCTTGTTTGCCAATATTTGAATTATTTTTTATAAAAAATTCCCGATTCAAAATCGGATTACCAACACTAATAGTTTGTGAATTTATTTCTGCCATATTTTTCACCATAATTTTATTATTTAATTATAGTGAATCTCAAATTAAAATTAATATTGTAAGACGCAGTTGTCAAATTTTATACCTAAACTAATTGATGTAGGTTCGCCATCATTACCGTAGTCCAAACCACCAAAATCTGCACTAGTTAATTGACAACCTTTAATATCCCACAACTCAATTACTGTTCCTACTGGATCTAACATCTTAATTTGACAATCACGCTTATAAAAATCAGCATAACCAGCACGACCAGACACTGATTCATAATGTGTTCTAATCCATTCCATTACTTGTTGAGCGCCTGATGGTGCAATTGGATCATATAAATCAATATTCATATCACCAAATGTCAATTTACCAGCAATATGACGTTCAGAATTAATAAATGGTAAAGTTTTTGATGCAATTGTAATACTTGGTCTTTTGGCAGTCTTCATTAAAAATGAATCAATACCTTCAATTGCAAAAACCCAACGATTCTGTCTTTTGGGTTCAAATTTATTTGGGATCATCTCCGCGACGCTTAATGTTTCAATCGCCATTTTTTATTTTTCTCCTAATGTTTTTTCTATATATAGATTAACTAGGTTAATCAATTGAATTTCTTACTTCAAAGTCAAGAGAAATAAACTCAATTGACTTTGTAGGCTGCAAATATATTTTACCACGAATGGTATTATTCTCAACATCAGTCTGAGTTGTTGTTGTTGTATCAATCTGCACTTTATATCTCTCAATACCTTGCTGAGCCTGAATATTAGCTAAAATAGGCTCAACAGCTTTTGAAAATGCACTCAAAGTATCAGCTCGATTAGACTGAAATAAAAATGTATTCGCAATCGCCTTAACCTGTCTTCTAACATAAATCAATAATCTTCTAACATTTATCCTATCCAATGCCGACGGATTCTTCAACAAAGTCTTCTGCCCAAAAACATACAACTGATTTCGACCCGACGGAATATACAAAGGATTAATATCATTATTATACAACTCATCCAACTGCTCCTGATTAATAGCAAACTCAGGACCACTAGCATTCACCAACCCACGACTAATACCCGCAGGCGCATACCAAGGAGCTGTACCACCACCATCAGCACGACTCATCACACCCAACACAGCAACACTAGGCGGCACCTTAATCGATCCACCATTTGGCTTATTCAACATCACATCTGGGAAAAAACAAGCCGCAAATGACGTATCCAAAGAACGACCACTAAAATTATCAATAGACTGCCCCACAGACACCTTATCAACACCATTAATAATCACAGCCGCTTCTTCATTCAACTGCTCAATATCCATCAAATACATTGTATCAAAACGTCTCTCAGCACTCTGAATGCCATAATTTGTCACAATTTTCTCACGTATCCCAGGCACAATCAACAACTGAATCTCTGCCGCAGCCTTATCAGTATACACATCAATTCCATTCTGATACGCACTTATCACAGGCCCTATCTTCACAACTGTCTGTCCTTCTCTCCAACACGCAGAATCCTTCAACAAATGCTTGTCTTCATCAAAAATGTCCAAACCATCAAACCCACCCTGCAAAAAGAACGAAAATGACAAATATCTACTATTCACAGTACTTAAATCTTTTGAAACTCTAAAAAATCGACGGTTTGAAGCATCTGCTGTTGGTGGTGTATCACTAGAAGCATCTGAATTTCTTAAAAAGATCGCATCACCCCACAACTTATTATTTATCTTCTTTTCAGTACCACCCTTATGCGTAATTCGAATCTTCTCAAAATGGAAAAAATTAGGATCATTAGCATAATCAAAATCACCCGTATTTTCATTTACAACAGCATCCCAAATATTTTCATTAAAAAATTTGGAATATGACTGTAAAGATCGATTATAAGTTTGTTCAATATACTCTTTATACCCAGTAGAACCAATATCAACATTTTCTTTAACTGCAAATTTTACACCCCAGGGTAAAATCTTAGCTTCTTTTCGACTAATATCATCAAGTACTATTTTACCAATTGACCTAATCATAGGCACAGGAGGTTGTATCAAACCAGACAAATAATTATACAAAAAGACACCAGATTTCGCAGCAAATCTATTCGCTAACTTCAAACTTTTTAATCCTGCAAAACCGCTAGGCATGGTTGAAGCATCAATATCACGATTTGTTACAACTGGTGATACTTCAACTCTAACATATCTATTCTTAACAGGATATGAACCCTCTTCTTGCAAACCAGGCTTTGAAGCATCAAAATCCCAATATACTCTCTTGTCACCTATCACTCGAGCAATATAATTAGGAGATGTACTATCCAAACTTAAACGCTTCCAACTAACCAATATATCATTTTTTAAAGGATTAGAATCCAATCTTTGCACACTTAAATCAAATGTACCAAATGCACCAAACTCACCAGGTATTAAATTTGAAACATTTACTTTAATCTGATTATTTCCAATCTCACCATCATCCAAAGCATGCAATCTAAATAACTTCACAATACCATTACCAATATTATTATTATTAGACCCATCAGCAATCAAACCAAAATCTTGACTAACAACCCAAGGAGAAACAGCAGTCTGAAAACGCTTATTAAACTCCTCAAAATTACTTGCACCAGCAATGTCAACACTTACACAAAAAGCACCACATTGGGCAATTGTAACGTCTAAACCATCTGCTTTTTTTAAACCGTCATCATTTGTAGGTAATGCAATATTCTTTACATCAATATCATAATAAGAATGTAAATAATGACCATATTCTTCAATTTTATGAGGGTCTGTATTTAAAACTTTTGCAAAATAATTTGATTTACTTGGATCAAATGAACATGTAATAACTCTATTGTCTGCTTTATGCCCAACCAAATATAAAGTAAAATCCAGATTCGTTGTTGAAATATCACCAATATTCGCGCCTACATCAATAGTTGCATTATTTTCGCCCGTTGGTACTGCTACGCTGTTTGCTAATGTTGCTTTTACGCTATGAGGTGTCATTAAAACACCACGTAATAAACTATATAACTTTTTTGTATTTGCGTCATTAACATTTTTGACAATTGTCAGACCAGTTGCTGTTGTTGTAACATCAATATCATCTGCTAAAGAATCTACAAACTGTGAAAGTGTAACAACTGCTCCGCTTGAAGTTGCAATAATTTTATTTGGAAAAGCTAAATTAATTGCATTTTTAATTTGTGTTGCTGTTACTGTTTCGTCATCGACATCATATTTAATTACAGTGGCAGTTGTAGCCGTTGCTGTACTATCAAATGTAAAAGTGTGAGCAGTTGTTGAACCTGATGCGGTTATTTCCAAGTTTTTATTTAGCGTAATACCTGTTGTATCATTAACTGTAATTGTTGTCACTTCTCGTAACTTAATTGATGGAATACCTGATTCTGACAAATATTTTGAATCGGTATTGTTTTTTGCAAAGTGACCTAGCATAAAGGTTTTGCCTAGAACTGCTGATGTATTTGCATAAAGATTTTCGGCGGGAAGACCTGAATCACCTAACTTTTTTGTACCGACCGTGAAGCCTGCGTCTGTGAAATTGGGGGCTGTGCCCGTGCCTAAAATTTTAACAAAAGCGCCTTGCCCAGGATTACCGCTCATCCATTCGTTGACGGCTAGAGGTCCAAATAAGTTAGAGTTTGAATCAAGACCTTTATCGCTGAAAGAGCCGAAAATGTCTTGAAATTCTTGAATGTCTGCAAAAACTGTTGGTACGAATGCAGGACCACGCTTGGCACGTCCCACTACACCGGCTGGTGTCCCAGTTAGCACTCGATTAACTGGTGTGAACGCTGAATTATCAATTTCCCTAATGGAAACTTTAGCTGAACCTCGTTCGGCCATAATTAATTCTCCTGTTTTATTTATTTAATTTTAATTATTTAAGTAACAGAAGATTTTATAAAAATTATGAAATTATTAAGTAAATGATACGCCGCTGTTTGTTACAATAAAGTCCATTGCAATGAATTCAACAACTCGAGTTGGAACAATAATAATTCTGCCGTTTAAAACATTACCGTCTTCAGGATCAGGTGTCACGATTACTCGATAATTTTCAATGCCGCTGTTGGTTTGAATATTTGATAAAAATGCATTAACAAATGCGACGAAACTGTCACGAGTTGCTGCTGTATTTTGTTGAAATAATAAAGCTTGCGCTGATCTTTCCACGCCGCGTTTAATTGCAATCATTAAACGTCTAACATTAACACGTGTTAAAGCTGTATTTGCTACTTGTAATGTCTTTTGACCAAAAATCACATATTGATTTGATGGGAATGTTGCAATAGGATTAATACGAGCTTCATATAAATCATCACGATCATCAGCCCTTAAACGAACTGTAACACCTTTAACACGTTGATTTGCACCATTAGCAAAACCCGCTGGGGCAAACCATGGTTGAATTGCACGTGTTCCCTCGCTTTTAGCTAAAGCACCCAATGCAACAATTGAAGAAGGACACTTTATAACACGTTTTGCAACACCTGCCACAGGATCAGACACATCATCAAATAAGACATCTGGGAAATATGTCGCAACATAACTATTATCAAAATTACGAGATGATAACTTGGAAATTGTCATTGAAACATCAGGCTTTTTACCTGCATCAGATACATCATCATATAATCTAATACCATTCCTGTCATAACTAGGAATATCCATCAAATAAATCGCCTTACCATATGTTTCAACCTTAGAAGCAACATAACTTGTAATTATACGATCACGAATACCAGGCACCACCACAACATGCACATTGGCAGTCGCAGGCTCAAGCATAATATCTGTCGCTGTTAAATAAGATGAAATAATATTATTGGTCTCATTTGTCCCCTGCATATATGGCGAAACACTCGTATCACTCAAACCACTTAAATAACCTGATTCACCAGCCTTACCCGCAACACCACCGTCTTCTGTAAAATCTTCAGTACTCGATGATCGATCATTCATGTTCATACTATCTTTATCAAAAATATTTAAACCATCAAACCCACCAAACATCGGGGCTGTAAACTTGGCCATAACTGAATACTTATTAAACTTTTCTTTATTCTCTGATAACACTGTCGCTAATGTAATTCTATTTTGTTTGCTTCCTAGATTTGTTTGATTAATTTCATAATTAGCTTTAAAATAATCTGCATTTCTAATATATACAACTTCTTCAAAAGCTTTTATTACTGAATTGTTCAAATTTTCAACAGCTGTTGTTGTATATGAAACAGGAAAAGCAACACGAGCTAAACTAAACTTATGATTATTAAAATCATCAGCTTCTTTTGAATCAACAGCATTTAAAACATCAGAATTAACAGCCATCAATTTTGTATAATTTTCTACAATTTTATTAATCTTCTCACCTGATGTTGCTCGATTATTTGCTGTTTCTTTCTTGTCGATATTAAAGTTCATTAAACCCCAATATAAACTTGTTGAAACAATTTGTGATGATGTTTTTTTACCGATATACACTTTATGTTCTTCACCTTTAATCAATTCGCCAGTTGTTAACTTGAAACGATAAGGTAAAGGAGGAATAATATAATCATTGAATGCATTTGAATTGTCTTTTGTTAATAAATCTGTTTTTGTTTTAAGTGAAGGTAAACCTCTAAAGCCGAAAGGCAATGATTCTTCAGGGATTTCGCCGTTTTTAACATCATCTGACATTACAATACGAATGCGAGATGATTGATTAGGGTTTTCACCGTCAGTATACAGTCTTCTTTCATCAGACACAGCTTTAAAATTATAATATGTTTTATGATCGCCGATTAATTTACCAATATAATTGGGGGATGATGGATCTAAAGAACAATTTGCATATGATTCTAAAACGTTTGCATCTTCATCTGTATCATTTAAATCACGTAATTCAACATTAAATGTCCCAAATTTATAATTAACATCAGTTGATGCTCTCAAATTGCTAATACTAATTTTATATTTACCCGCAGCATATGAACCATCATCAATTGCTTCAAAATGAAACAAATCATATTCTTTTGAACCAAAAGGTTGACTAATAAACTTTGAAGTTCTAGGTGTTTTAAAAGATGTCTGAAAATCACCATACGCCAATTTATTATCTGCACCCAACGGTCTAACAATTGAAATAGGTAATCCTCCAGCTTTTATATTATTTAATAAATCAATATCAATTGGGAAATGTAAATATAGTAAATAACCATATTCTTCAAAAGAATAAGGATCTGTATTCATCACTTTTGCAATATAATTATTAGCAGCAGGATCTAATGATGCAGTTACACTTCGTTGTGAAATTGATATATCAGTTGTTGTAAGATTAATTGTAAACTCACCAGCAGCTGTAGCATTATCGCCTGATGTGATACTTAATGCACAGTTTTTATGTAAAAAGAAAACAGCACGCACCAATTTAATATTTCCTGTACTAGGAATATCTAAATTGAATGCAAACATACCGTTAATAAATTTATCGTCAGTTGATTGATTATGATCAGCACATAAAAATTGAACGCCACCTTTTGAAGAACTTTCAGTTAATTTAAAGCCTGCAGTATCATCTTCGGCGCCTAGTGTTCTGATGAATTGAATTGAGCCTTCGCCTTGGGCTGTTTTTGAGTTAAAAAATTCTGCGACAGCGTGACCTGCGATTTTGTCACGGTGAATGTTGCCGAAAATTTGGGTGTAGTCGTTAATTGAGTTTAAAGTTATGGGTACAAAAGCTGGACCTTTTTCTGCTGAACCGATAATACCGACTGGAGACGAATTGGGCTCTTTTTTGGGTGGTTTTGATTGAATTTCTATTTCTCTTTCAAAAAACCCTGGTGATTTAAATACTTGCTCACTCATTATTTTTCTCCTTTTTCTTTTTTTATTCCTAAGAACGATGTTAATTTATAATGATAATTATTACGTGAGGAATCAGATTTATTTGGATTTTAAATATTTATTGTGACTGTTTTCTTATTGTTGATATTTAATAGGATGTTTTGTGCTGCTGTTCCTCTATATGCAGTTTCGCCCTTTATTCGACTAACATTATATATACCTTGACGTGTCGCGTCTGTATTGTTAGGATCCCTTGTGTCATTTTGCGCAATATAACCCGGTCGATTTGTTAATAAGTTAATTTGATTATTTAATGAATTTACACCTACATTTAAAGAAGGAAAAGGATCATCTTCAGCTTGCAAATCATCAAAAATATGTGAATCAAATGTATTATCAATAGGTCCACCTACACCATGCAATGGCAAAACAGCTGATTGATCTTGTGTCACGTCAAATGAAATATTGGGGGCTGAGATAAATGATCTTAGGGCTGTTTTACCACCCATCATATTTGGTAAAATAACATAACCGTTGGCAGTCATGGTTAATGTCATTTTTACATATCTTTCATTCTCAGTCATGTCTGTAAATGATGTATCGGTGTTGATTTGACTATTAATAAAACCTGAAAACCAATAAGGCTTATCAGGTGAATCAAGCCGAAATTGATTACTAACATTAATTGTATATGATTTAATAATTGTTTCAAAAATTCGATTGGCTTCTTGCTGAAAATTTGTCCAAATTGCAATTTCATATGTTGCACCGATGTAGTTAATGGGTGGCATTTCAATAATTTCATAAATATTTTGTGATGAAACTATAGGAATTAAACTTAAATTTTTCTTGGTTGAATCTACTTTTGTTAAACCTTCTTCTTGTGCTAAGGTGTTTTTAACATTTTCCAAATTCTCTTTGTTTTGTAATTGTTGCTCATGTAAATCATTTCCAGAAAGACGTCTTTTAATAACATGCGGTAACATGGCATTATCAGCAACACCTTTTGGGGGACTTTGTTCAATACCACTTCTTGAAATTGAAATTAAAGGTAAAATTAAAGCCCCGCTGCGATCCCGTAAAGGTTTCTTTTTACGTAAAATCGCAAAACGTTCACCCGTGGCAAAAATCACAGGTATTCTTTTTCTTTCACCTTCTAATTCATAAAATAAAGGTATTTCATCATTAAATAAACTGAAGACAGCTTTATCTAAGTCTTCAATACCACATGAGGGAACTTGCAAACCTGTAAAATTAACACCTTCATAACCTGTTGCAACTGCATTAAAATCAATATTATCTCGGGTAAATCGTGTTGTCATTCGTCGTCTCCATAAAATGATGATTTAATTGTGTTTGAATTAATTTTGCTAGCTTGTGGCTTAACTTGTTTAGGTCCTGTAATTGGTGCGTCAAGTATTCCATCTTTTTGTAGTTGTCTAATATCACCAGTTTCCAATCCTGTTGAAGTTTTTGCAGCCCCACGTTGTTGTTCAAATTCTTTTTGAACAGAAGTAGCGTCAGTATACATTTCGCTAGTTGGTCCAAAAAAGTTTTTACGAATAAGATTAATACGGGCTTGTTTGCCTTGCATCTTGTATCCTGCAATTCTTTCAGTTTGACCAAACATCACTTTTTCCACAACGATAGTGGTAGTCTCAAAGAAATAATCCCCATATTGAAAAAAATCACCCTCATGCACTTCTAAATCTTTATCTCTCATGT